TTTTCCGACTTTGCCGCCGCTGGCCGAGGGAGCGTCTGCCCACGTCTTTTTGACAACGGTACGGTCGTCCCGACCGTAAACTATCCAAACCATGTCGGGAGCGTACTTCCATGCGAAACGCGGCAAAGATCCGCCGCAAACGAGGCCCAGAGAGTCGCCGAGGCGGGTGTTCAGTGTCTTGATGTGGGATGGGTCGGGCATGGGGTTTAATCGATGGGGAGCGTGGGGGCTAAATATCGTAGATCAGTCTGTACTTTTTCTTCGTCTCTTCACTCAACGGATATTCCCTGCTACCGGCGCACAACCAGCACGTATCGAGTTCCGGCGCATCGGAGTTGCACGCTGGACAGAGGTTCCAGAAGAGACGCCAGCGGGCGCGGAGGCGGGTTCGGAGAGGGACGTGGAATGTAGTGGTCGTCATGTAGCGTCATCGTAAAAGGCAATGACCTGTCCGGCCCGAAGCGGTAGCGTTCCGCTCAGCGTCATCGTTCGGTTTTCACGGTCGTACTTCAGCACCTTGACGGTTTCCAGGCATTTACCGTCTTCGCTCATTAGGACGGCGGTCATTCCGGCTCCTGCTTCACTGCGGGAGAGGATTGGCGAAGGAAGGGGGGTAGTCCTGAAGAAATCGGCTGGTGCCCGACGTAGGCCCAAAGAATTGGGTGGCCCGAAGTAGTTGACCGTAGGCTCGTCGGCTTTGATATCCAGGTAGCGCTCATGCAGCGTCATTCCGGCTCCTGCTTCACTGCCTCCACGTCTTCCTCGTCGTCCTCGTCAGGATTATCGAACGTAACGGACTGTTGCCGGTTAAGCATCTCCGTCCGCTCGGATGGGCTGGCGAAGGAGGGGATATGGTTTATTCGGGCCGCGTGCGCGTCGGCCGCGGCGAGGGCCTGTGAGATGGTGCTCATGGCTTCAGAGTAGCAAATCCTTGAGGGAAGCATCGGTGCCGCCGGTGGAAGCCGACGGCACCTGACAGTGAACGGTAAAAAAAAGTTATGACCGTCTTGAGGTAATACGTGAGAAACGTCAGTAACTCACGTATTATCATCAAGATACGTCTAACTGTAGAAAGAAGAAAGCGGCAAGTTGTTAATCAAACCGTTCTGTCCGGGGTTAATGCAGTACAGGTCGTCGTCTTTGGTGAGACTGAAGAAAACGCCTGCGGCCGGACCACCGCTTACACCGTACAGCTGGATGAACCGGGCGTCCTGCCCGGTCTTGCCGGGAGTCTCGTAGAACCCGGTCGGCGCCAGACGTGCGCGCCCGAAATCGGTTGGCACGATGTAGTTGACCGTAGTCTGGTCGGCGTGGATATCCACGTAGTGCGGAATGCCGCCCCACATGAAGAACTCGCGGCCCTTGAGCTTCGGCAGACGGTCGAACAGACCGGCAACCTTGTCGCCCGAGTCGATGAGAGACATCTGGATCGCGACCATCTGGGTGTAGGCGTACGCACGTTGAGCGGGCGCTGCCAGACCCATGAGGTTCGGAACTTCACCGCGATCCATCAGGATGCGGTCCCAGAGCGCCATGACGGTATCGACATTGAGGCCGGCGGTGCCGCTGACGGACTTGGAGATGATCTGGTTTTCCGTCGCGCGGTTGACGCCGGCGGTGGTGCCGGAAGTCGCAGACGATAGCCAGTAAGCCAGACCGCGGGGACCTGCCGGGGAAGAGCCGGTGACACCTTCAAAGCAGATCAGATCGCCGGCAGCGCCGTTGGGGACGATACCCGAGAAGGTCAACGTGCGGGCCTGGGTATTGATCTGTGTCGCGGACAGCACGCCAGACGACTTGAGCGTGGTGAGAGTCGAGTCGTAAATGGCGTAGAACTGACCGCGCCGCAGGAGTTGAGTCCCGAAGGTGTTGGTCATTGTATAGACGGAATAACCGCTCGATGTCGAGTAGGCGTTCGATGTTGCCAGAACGGCGGTTCCGTTGTTGTGAATGACCTTGTCCCACAGGAGTTCAAATTCCCGGAAGCCGTCCGTGATGCACTGGATGAACGGATTCTGGACCGCGATTGCCTTGTTGGTAGTAGTCTTGATCTGCAAAGCGTCGAACTCGAAGTTGAGACGCATCGAGTAGAAACTTTGCAGCATGACGTTTCCCTGGGGAGACGAACCGCGCCCCATGTCGCCAAGCTGATTGTCGTAGTGACCGAGACGGCCACCGAATGTGACCTTGAACGGAATGCGATAATCGCGTTCGCCCACGATCTCCACTTCGCCTTTGCTGATGAAATCGGTCAGGACCTTGAAATCCATTTCAGACCAGAACGGGAAAAGCTTGGTCCGAACGACTTCGGATTGCTGAAATATCGTATTAGAAGCCAATTTGTTTTACCGCGCGTTGGCGCGGCCTCATGGCTCTCGCTGTCAGTAGGTAACGGCTTCCCGGTAATTATTCGTCGCGAGGCTCTAACCTGCGTCTGGTGTCCTGCTGTATCCCTTGCGGATACCGCCAACTGCCTGCTGCCGGCGTGCCATGGACCGTGCGTCGAGCCTGTGACTGGTGGGTCGGCCTTGCGCCTACCGCATCAGTGACAATGCCTGCCGTACGGCTGTATTCGTGTCGAAAACGCCGTCCTTGAACCCGATAGTCTCGGGTACCGCGGACCGTCTTACCGGAGTGCTCGTTCCCTGTGGAGCGGAGCGGGTTTGAGCGCCATTGAGGCGCTCGTGGGTTTTTTGGCTCTTGAATGCGAGCCAGTCCGCGGCGGTCTTCAGGACGGAGGGAGCTAACTTCTCCGCTGCGATCCGGGCGCGATTGACAACGAGTTGTTTGATTTCATTGCCGATTCTGTCGCGTACCTGTGGCGAGGTAGCGCGGCGGGCACCGGCCTGAAGTTCCTTAACCCGTTGATTGAGATTCGGATCGCCATTGATCGCGGTTGTGACCTGCCGTTGCAGCGGGTCGAGAACCTGACTCTGGTAATCCTTTGGAAATTTGCTCCACGCCGCCTCGGCTGAGGCGAGTTGGGGCTTGATACCGTCTTCAAAAATCGATGCTTTGACCTGCGTGGCGTGATTGGCGTCCCAGTTTTTGAACTGAGCAGTCCGCTCGGCCGCTGGATTTCCGTTCGCCCGGGCGCGGAGTTCCGCGTTCTCCCGCTGGAGCGCCTGAACCGGATCTTCGGGCCGCACGAGGTTTTCCATTTCCATTGTGGCGTGGAACGGGATATTGGAATTCGCCGTTACCCGGCGGACCTCGGCCAGATACTGATCGTCGGTCATGGTTTCCGGCTTGCCGCCAATACCGGCCAGCTTAAGACCCATGCGCTGGGCGGAACTGAACAGGTGCTCGTCCCCTGTTACGGCTGCCTCCTGGTACATCTCGCTCAGAAGATCCCGGGCAGCGGTCATCCTCAGCGTTGCGTAGGCGTCCGGAGACTTTTCCTTGATCGTGTTGTACATCGCCGCCGCGAATGGAACGGTGGGGTCGACGCCGGTGGCGCCTTCCTCGTGGGCTGCGGCCATTTCGCCGAATATGAAGTCGATTACTTCGCCCTGCGCTGCCGGATCGCCGGAGGTCAGATTGTTGAACATCCGCTCCTGGCCGAGGTAGGCATCGTTGCGGAGTTTCAGCGCCTCGACCGTGAGAGGTTCCAGAAGGATCTCGCCGGCTTCCTGAACCAACTTGTGGTTCGGGTAAATCTTGTCGTTCCAGCGGTTCTCATCGACGAAATAACCTGCCTTACCCTTGGCGTTCTTTCCTTTTGCGACGCCGTCCGGCAGGTCCGACTGAACGGCAGCTTCGGCGGGTGGCGCTTCGCCGTCCGGTAGAGCATCCAGAGGAGATTCGTCTTCTACTGCCGCAGGAGGCTCATCCGCAGGAGGCTCATCCAGTGATGTGGGCGTCTCCGGTCCCTGCGTTTCGATAACGTCAGGTTCCTGGGCTGGCACCTCATCGGGCGTTGTGTCCGCCCCATCGGGGGAGATCGAATCGATGCCGTCGAATATCCCGGGCGGCAGACTCGACAGCATCTCCGAAACAGAACCCATGGTGGGCACGGACGGAGCGGCGGTGAGTACTGGAGCGGCTGCTGGTAGAACTGCTGAAGTTGCCATAGTTTATCGGTCCAGCTGGACCTATGGCATCATGATACTACATTTGACGGAGTTTGTGGAGGTAGGGATTACTGCCTGCTGGTACTGCCTCAGATCCGAATACCAGAAGGTAGTGCTTCGATATGGGCCGAGACGGCCCGCAGGACGCACAATGCCAAGTGTTTCCCAACTAATGCCGGGGCACAAACATCAGTCCTCCGTAACGATCCGAAGAACATCGGACAGCAAATACAGGACCACGCAAACGATAACCACGACGCGGATGATGCGGGCAATAACGGCATCCATGGGGATCTGCTGTACCACCCAGAGGACAAGGCCTACGATGACGAGGGTGATGACGATTGAGACGAGCGGAAAAGGTACCATGCCTGTTGGTTAAGCATGTTTATGGCCGACCATGGGAAGCGGGGCAACGCGGCGCGGCACTGGGAATTAAAAAAGCCGACGCGGGCCGGAGGGTGCCATGCGTCGGCTTTTTACCGTTGAATGATGGTTTACTGCTTGCTTGAATTGTACTACGCGGCAGGCGCGGGCGCAGGAGGAGCCGGAGTCAGCGCGGCAGTTTCCGCTGTCACCTGGCTGTCCAGTGCGTTCAACTGCGTCACGATAACTTCCGCGTCCGACGCAGACACAGCTCCGTTATTTGCCGCCTGGCTCGCGGCGATTGCCGCCGTTACTGCCGAAATCTCCGCCGAAAAATCCGTTCCGAGTTTTGCTACCGCTGCCTGAAGATCGCTCAATGCACTCATGATTTGTTCCTGTCCTTTTATAATTTGTCTTGCCCAACCGGGGGTGAACACGACTTTAGCGTAGCAGTTCTATGGCCGTAATACGCTGCCCACACCACAAACGCCGTAATCTCCAGCACACTCCAGGCCTCTCCGAGTCCCGGCACGGTCAGATAATCCGCGCCCGCCAGCATGAGCGCCGAGTACAAAAGCAGAAACCCGGCCAGAATGAAGCATTCGGCGGTCTGTCGCGCGATTGCCGCGATGGCCGTAATGAACCCGAGCGCCAGCGTTGCGGTGCCGACCAGTTCCATGACGGTTTCCTCATGAGACTTCGGCCAATGGTGGGCTTGGGAGAACAGGGCGCTGAGGATGAGCGCGGCGACGGTCGAGATGGCCACGAGCGCGGGGAAAGGTCTGGCCGTACGGTTGACGACGGGGATAAGCAAAAGCGTGGTGCCGAGTTGCTGGGTGTAGAGTAGCCACGGGTAGATATGACCGAGCCGATGGTGAAGCGCTTCCCTGAGCGCCAGTTCGGTCGCCAGATAAAAGAGCGCCCAGATGCGCCACGGCCAAGGCGCGGATCGCCAGCTGACTGCGACGGAGATGGCTATAACGCAGACGGCAATAGTAAAGAGGGCAGCGTTCATTATTCGGGCGGCAATCCGGTCCCGGGATCAAACGGCGGCGCATCCGGGTGCGCAATCGGCGGTTCCGGCTTCCGGTGGATCGGATTACCTTCCGTCGCGCCGCATTGGTCGCAATCCGGTTCCGTGCCTGCAAATTTGTGTGGTTGGTCGTTCATAGGGTTATTTTAGCGCAGGCGCGGGCGAACTCACTACCTCTTCCTGCACCCGCGCAGCCAGCACTTCCACCGGCCGGAAATCCACATCTCAATACTCTTGAGCAGCCCGTTAAGGAAAATAATACCGCCGCTTATCCCGAGGCATATTTTGGAAAGGCGGTCCACTGAACATAATTATGTCAGATATTTATTCGGGATTTTTAGGTCCGGTACCGCCTAGAAGTTGCGTGGGGTGAAGAACAGCTATCGCTTTCAGGCACTACCCATTTTCAATCGCCAGGGGCTTCGGCTCTTTGTAGATGGCTGATCTGCGACCTGATCTCGCCACGCAGTTGCTCGAATTGATTTTGTGTGTCGCGCCTCTTGCTTTCGATGCTTTCGTTAAAGCGTTCCGTCAAATCGATGGATAATCCAGACAGCGCCGACCTTGTTTCCCGCGCTGCCTCCGCTACTTCCAGTCGAATCTCAGCGGTTTTGCTTGCGATCTCCCCGCGAACAGACGCCACCGCGGCCGCATTTTTCTCCTGCGCCGCAGCCAGATCGCGTTCGTCTTTCGCTTCATGCGCCGCGATCACATCGAGCGTTGATTTTGTGTGCGCCTCGATCAGCGGCACTATACTGGCCGTCACCTCGGCTGCGATGGTTTCCCGCTTTGCCGTTAAGGCTTTATGGAGGGACTTGAGTCGCCGGTTGAGAACAGGAATCCCTACCGTGCCAACGCACGATACCACCCCAATGGATATTTTCTCCCCGTACTGAGAAAACACGTCGTTGGTCAGTTTCCAGAGGTCCGGGGAAATCTGCGTCATGGGATCACCAGCCATCGGGCACGGTTTAAGTGGGCCAGTGTGAGCGCGATAAAGAATAGTACGACCAGCCAGTAAAGTTGATTGATGCGCGGTTTACGTTTGCGACGATGGTCCACTGGTGCCTCCTATCGAATAGTACTTCAGCGGAGGTTGCTGTGGCCGCTCCGGGCACCGGCTTTGAATCGAAGGCAGCAGGTACTCGTCCAGCGCGTACCATGCCTCCTCGAACCGCTCGGTGAGGTAATCGTTGATCAGATCGGATTCCTGCTTATTGCTGTCTTTCACGGCCATATTTTACCCAGTCTTTCACTTCGCCCGGTACGGCACCATGGCCGCCGGGCCGAGCGGTAGGTTCTCCCTGTAGCCTTTCCTGCCGGAAAATAAAACGTCGTTGAACTGTAACCGCTGCCCCTGCATAGCGGTGTCGCCCGCATACTTCTTGCCGCGTCCTTTCTTCAAGTATCCCAGCGTTACATGCGGAATGTAGTTCGGGTATGTTTCCTCGGTCGGCAGCAACCGCTTAATCATCGCGTGCAGCCGATGGAGATCCGGCGAGTCCACATCAATCTTCAGAACATCGGCATCGTCGTTTGAAAACAGGCTGGTTTTCCCGAGGGTGATCGTCACCGGCCCGAAGGATTTCACGGCGTTGCGGAGTTTCATCGTGGGAGATACGAAATGGATGCCGTAGAATACGGTGCAGTGCGGCTCGTCTTCCAGACCTTCCGTGCCGACATCCGCCGGGAGAATGCGCGTCTGAAGTTTGCGGACCATTTCGGCGGGGCGACCGGTCAGGTTAACCTGGGTGCTGGAGAACTTGTGAACCGGCTCCGGTTCCGGGTCCTTGCGTGGGCGGGAGCGGAAGGGTGTCATGCCTCCCCCCAGTCTGGAAGGTCTGTCGCGATCATTGTACGGCCTTCGATGCCGGGGACGGCGTTGTGTCGCCATATCCCGGCACGGTTTCTCCAGTGGCCCACTGAAGCGCTCTGCGTGTGGCTTCAGCAAGTTCGGCAACTTCAGTCAGCCCGGATTCTTCGGCAACCCGGATGGCTTCTCCGTGCAGCCATATTTCGTGGCGTAACTCTGCTTCGGATCTCATTGTACGGCCCCGATATGTGGCGGTGGTTGTGGTCCGTTAGACGGTAACGGTGGTATCGGCGATGTCAGCGGCGGTTTACCTACTGGCCCAGGCGCTGCCAGCGCGGGACGTGGAGGCCCGGGCGGTAACGGTGGTGGTGCTGGTGTAGGAGGGGGTGCGGGCAACCCGGCCCCCACGAATACCTCGTTTACCAGATTGGGGAAATCTTCCAGCTTCGCCGATAGCGCCAGACTTCCCTTCACCGGCGGCGGCGGTGCCGGGATTGGCGGCGTGGCCATCTTGTTGACGACCTGCCAATAGGCGACGACATTTGCGTACCCCGGCGTGCCGGCGTTCTTTTGCCCCACTGGAGATATGAGCCACTTGGCCGTGAGTTGCGCAACCAACGGCAAATTGTCGAATGGGTCCGGTTGAATCGATGGCTGCGGCGGCCCGGGGATTCCATTTGGCAGCGCCGGTCCGGGAAGGGGCTGGCTCGACATCAGATGGTCGATCGTCTCGAGGGTTTTCTGTTTTTGTTCCTCGATCGCGCTGGTGAATCCCGGGATCTGAATCAGAGACAGAACGGCTTCGGAATTTATCGGGTCCAGAATCGAAAGCGCCTGCTGTACTTCCGGCGAAAACTCGTGCAACATGCTGTACAGCGCATCTCGTTTATCGCTATCCGTCAGCGGGAACTGATCGTCGGACTGCGCGTTCCACCCGCTCATGCGGATGTCTTCCATGTCAGCGCAATCCGTCTCGGCTCCGTACGCGCCCTTGCGTTGACTTTTGACGATGCCGCGACCGTACTTCCCACGCAATGCCACGAGGTTTTTTGCAATATCCTCGGCGGCATCCCGCATGGCCTGCGCCTGCGGTGCCAGTTGCGCGAGTGCCTGATCGCGCCGCTGCTTCGCCTCTCTGTACGTTTGGGTCGGCTGGCCTCCGCCGGAGAGTTCGGCGCGGATACCTGAAATATCCTGACCCCACCCACGAATCAGGTTCATGAGCGGCAGCACCTGATCGGACAAATGGCACGGTGGAATCTGGAAAATTCTCTTGCTGATATCCCCGTCGACGGGTAGCGCGGTCAGAATAATCTCGGCCGGCACGGCATTTTTCGTGCTCATCGACTGCCGGTCGATCAACTGGTTATCGGCAATTGTCTGCGTGATCGCGCGGAGCACCGTCTCGATCGCCATACCGACCAGATCGTTAATGGCGCGCTGGAGCGGTACGTTGTCGGCGCATACCGGGCGCTCCATGATCTTTTCGCCGCGGTTGACCTGAACGACGGTCCATTCCTCGGTGACTTCGCGCTCGTCGATCTCAACGGTGATCTGGCCGACTTTGGCGATGTAGAGTCCGCGGCCGAACTGCCGTTTGGTTACGTTGCGGGCTTCTTCAGAAGACATCGCTTCGTAGAGGTGCGGCGGGATCCACCATTCCGTGAAGCGCCATTCGTTCGGTTTGATCGTCTGCGCGGTGGAAGATGGATTCGATACCGCCTGTTTAGCCTGCGCGGCGGCGACGGAAGCGCCGGTCATCTCGTCGTCCGGTACAGTGCCGTCGCGGTACTTATCGAGCGGTCCTGGCTGGCCGTTCTTACCAGGGTACTTCGCGAGCAGAGACCACTTCGACAGCATCCTCTCGCACTTCAGGAAGTTGCCTCGCAGTTCTTTTGCCTCCCACGGAACGGAGACTTCGAGCACGGAATGGAAACTGACCTCTGCATCACCGTTGGCATAAGCCTGTGAGCCGGTGACAACCGGCATTGGATTTCCGAACTCGTCCTGCTGTATATCTATTTTCGGCTCAATCGATTCACCGTACTTCACCGAATCCGTATTCCAGAATGTGCGGACGAAGCACGGACCGGTGGTGTACAGGTGGAACGAGGGGATTTTCCACTTCCGGTCGATCTTGTTCTTGATCCACAAATCCCGGATGTTCACGTCGGCGCAATGGGAATTAGCGATGTCCTGCGGGTCGTGAATATCGTCCGGGACGGCCTTCACCCGTGGGCTGGAACTGCCCATGACGGCCATGAACTTGAAGCAGTCGCCACCGATGAAGTTGACCGGCGGGCAGAGTCTTACATCGGCACCCGTTTCTTCCTGGCCGGCGGAATAATCGAATGGTACCCAGCCGGGCTGCTGTGTCCCGTAGTCGTTCGAGGACCATCCGAGACCGATGTTCTGCTGACCTTTAACGAGCAGCCACTGGTACCGTGCGGCGGAGATGGCCAGTGTACGCTCGAAGTCGTAGAGGGGGTCGGTAGCGGCCTTGGTGCATTGCGTCAGAGACCCGTCGTACTTCTGAATAATTTCGTCGTTGCTCAGGGCATCCGGCTCAGGGCCGAGGATTTCCGCCATGAATTCATGATAGCTGATTTAACTACATGAGTAGTGGCTGGCGGTTGGCATACCGCGGCTTATGACAGAGAGGAGAGTACGTTGCCATGAAAGGGGATGCGGTAGTCACGTTCGGACGGCGGTGCTACAGTGCCACGAAAGGGTATGCGGTAGTCGCGTTCGGAGTTCTGAAACAGGGAGATTTCGTAAATTTTGGTCCGAATGATTTCGAGGTGCGTCACGAGTGTATTGCCTCCGCGCCCTCGTGGCTTCGGAATGCTGATCAACTTCTTTCCAGGCACAAAAAGCGCCAACTCCGGGTCCAGCGTGCAGGCGGCGGCGAATGTTGCGATGGAACCGAGGAAACCACGGCGGGATGTCATGAGCGTGGTATCCCCACGGTGCCACGGCTCACGGTATGCAAGTCGGCAGTAACGTCGTCCAGCCTTTCCACTGGAACGCCGTTCACCAGCAGCCATGTTCCGTTGACCGCCGGGTCGGTCGCTCCACTGATGACAACGGTACGTACAGGATACATACGCTCGGCTTTCGGCGGCTCCGGTGCTGCTTCGATCAGGTTCACGATATTTGCTCCATTATGGACTTTGCGACCCTCGGCCCATACTCGGACCGCACGAACTCCTGGACCTGATCGACTGCTGCCTGGCTCGGGAGCATACGCCCACGCCGCCCGATCGGGCCTCCCTCCTGAATCTTCACTGCTCCAACGGGCAAAGAACCGGCTTCCGGGTATGGAATCCCGGCACCAGACCTCTGATTCAGGTGGTTCACCTGCATCTTCAGGGAATCCATCAGCCCACTGTTGGCCGTCTCAAACAGAGACCATAAGCGGTCCTTATCTGCGATGACGGAGTCCAAACGGTCTGAAAGGCGGAGTTTTTCCGTCGTCAGTTCGTCGTAGGCGTTGCGCAGGTTGACCAGTTCCAGGTTGCGGTCCTGAAGTTCTTCCCGGCAACCATTGAGTTCCAGACGGTCGTTCCCGGCGGCGGTTTCCGCTTCCTGAGCGCGGGCTTCCATCGCAGAGGCTTTGAGGACGGCGGCCTCCAGATGGGATTCGAGTTCGCGGTATTTGGGGAAGAGGCAGAGGATGTTCATACGTTCCCCTGTGCTCGCCTCAAGGCTGAGTCGAACTGCTCAAGGTACCGCTTGTGCATTGCTGTTGCCATTCCCTTTGCAATTTCAGGAATTGCTGCGAAAGATCCACCCTTGATCGGTTGAAATGGGATGCGGGCGGAGAATGCAGAGTAGTCCGGATACTTGGGACGCGGAGGCGCCGTGGTCCAAACGTCGAGCAGCCTTTTTCGTGATGCTTCGACCTGTGCTTTCAGTGTATCCGGTGCTTTCTTCAGCGGCACATTCAGCGCCGGAGCCATGCCGAACAGGGTGAGGATTTGGCGGCGGTT